GCATAACGAAAAGGATCTGCTAGAAGCAAGGTCAAATCAACATCACTCCAACGTTGTTTAAACCCTTTCAGATACCTCTGCGCTGTAGCTGTCATTGCTGCCACCTTATAAACCCTGTCTTCTCTGCCACAAATCAGTGTATAGTCACTGCCCGCAAAATTCGATAGTAATTCATTATACTTTTGTTCATACTCGGCTTGAGTCTTCCCCTTAACATACACGGATAATTTGATTTTCCTTGCATCTACTTTCCCATCTCCGTATGTAGTTGAGCCATGAGCAAAGGTTTTTTCTTTCTCTTGCGTACGCCAGGCAATTTTGCCATCATCTGTAATGGTGTACGCATATGGGATTATAATGCTCGAACCATTTTTGTGAACAATAAGCCTTTCACCAGCTGGCGGAGTACGATCTAATAACGGCCTTTGTTTAACCATTTTAACCACCCCTTGCTGCAGACAACACTGCACCGCTAAAACCACTGAACAAGTCGTCTAGGTCACTTCCATTATTAATCGGTCCATAGTTATTATTTACAACGCTAATGCCACTATTACCACCAAAGAAACTCCCAGAATCAGCAAAAGGATTTGTGCTTGTACTTCCACTGCCTATGGATGAACCATATGACATTGAGCCGGCTATCGAATTCTTTATAGAATAACCGCTTTGCGAATTATCGTTGGCACCAAAACCAGAAGCTGCTATTCCAGCAGCCGTGACAGCACCTACCGTTAAAGTAGCCTTTGCAATACTGCCGGGATGCAAGCTTTCGTTTAAAATTGCCGGTGGAGTTAATGCAATAGTATCCTTAGCGGCCTGAGCTGCAAGAACAGCGCTATCTTTCTGCGCAAAAAGCTTACCCATAGCCGAGGCTAGAGCTCTGCCCACTACCCACTGCAGAAACATATTAAGGACCTGCTTACCCAAGTTTGCAAGCATCTTTCCAAAGCTTTGTCCTTCAGTAATGACTGCAGCAATACCGCTTGCAAGCTGGTTTTTCATTGTTTCTGCTGCCTGAATCGCAAAGTCCAAGAGTGTTTGTTGACTTTCCATTTCCCATTCAAACATTTGCTGACGATATTCTTGTTCAGCCTGCAGCCTTGCATACTGTTCTGCATCCTTACTATCGAGATAAGCAATGAAATTCTCCATACTCATTTCCTGCATAGCCATTTCCGCTTCCGCCTTAGCAGCCTGCAACTGAGTTTCAAGAGTAAGAGATTTATCATAGGCCTGCTGCTCAATTTCTGCCCGCATTGCGCTAGCCTGGTTCAAACTATTTTGATATAAAGTGTTTCTTTCATCATAAAGTGCTTGAGCACTGGCTATTGCACCAGCATCGCCTGTTTTTTCTGCACTTTCCCTCAATTTCAATGCTTCATTTACGGCATTTTCCTGAGACTTAAGTACATCATTAATGGCTTGCAACCTGGCAGCCTTTTCACGTTCAATTTGAGCAAATACCCTTTCGCTACCGCTAGTGCCTTCAAAACTTATATCGAGTTTCAAAGAGTCAAATTTACTTTGAAGGGAATCAGTTGCACCTTGGGCACTTGCTATTGCTTCATTTATCCTACTAATCTCTCGCTCGGTCTTATCAAGACCTTTACTGGCACCAGCGCTTTTAGTTGAATTACCACTTCCTGATAAATCAACTGTTCCTTTTTTAGAACTACTTTCTCTTTGTCCTGAATAGATATTAAAGTCTTTATTCATCAAGTCGTAATCGTCACTACTACCGGATGACATCCAACCTTCTAAGCCAAGGCTATTGCCATTAGCTGAAACATTAAAACCGGCCTTAATAGAATTAAAAATTCCTTCTATTTTAGTCGGCAAGCCTTTAAACCAATCAACGACAGCGGTAACTGCCCTTTCAGCTACGTTGCCCATCATTTCAACAAAGTCGTCTCCCATGTCTGCGCCACCAGTTATAAAATCACCAAAGGCATCAATGGAATCACTAACGAAATTTATAACGCCATCAATAGCATTTCCCATGGCTTCCCAAATATTGTCTGCAAGACGGTAAAACAGACCAGCTACATAACCTATAGCTTCAAGATAACTTTCGCCAAGAGTTTTACTGCTATCAGTAAAGATATTTACTAAGTCACTAACAACTGCAATCACTGTATCAATTACTTCTTTCACACCTTCAAATGCAGCACTCAATACATTTCTTGCAGTTTCTGACGTTGCCAACAAAGCAGCTATTCCTGTTCCTACAGCGGCGATAGCCATAACTGTACCGGCAACAGGCGCTAACAAAGTACCAATAGCTGTCACAGCTACGCCAATAGCACCAACCAATGCAGCGCCTATAAGGGATACAAGAGTTCCAATGACAACCAAAACAGGGGTTGGAACCGCAGTAAGCAACGCCTCTCCAAAACTTTTACCTGCATCCTTTGCCGCACGAAAAGCCGTGCTCATGTCGCTTATGCTCTCGGTAACTGATTTCAGAATGTCCCTCACACCAAGGGAGTCTGTTAAATAACTTCCGATAAGTGCAAGACCATTTCCCATACCTTCGCTAATTTCATTGACAAGACCAGTTACTTCTTTGCCGGTAACTGCCATCATGCCGCCGTAATTTTCCTGCATGCCTTTAGTTATAACTTCAATGGCCGCAAGGCTATCGATCATACCTTTTTCTGTCATGTCTTTGATTTCAGCAACAGACTTACCACTAGCTTCCGCTAACATCTGCCATACGCTGACACCGGCATTCACCAACTGGTTAACATCCTGCGTTTTTAAGGTTCCGGCAGCTTTTATTTGTCCTAAGGCGTAGCCCATGAGCTTCACACCTTCTGAACCCTTACCTAAACCTGCGGCAGCATCGCCAAGGGTAGTAAGTGTAGGAATGATTTCCTTAGCTTCAAATCCAAAAGCAGTTAATTGTTGAGCGGCTTCAACTACACCTGGCACATCAAAAGGCGTTTTTGCGGCAAAGTCCTGTAAGTCCTGCATCATAGCTTTGCCTTTTTCAGCTGACTTTAACATCGTCGTGAAAGCAATTTCATACTGTTTCATCTTTGCAGCTGCCATAATTGCTTCAGAACCCATGCTGGCTATTCCCTTGATTACACTGCCAATAGCGCCGAGTGCTGCTGCGGCTTTTAGTCCTTCAAAAGCTGTATTTAAACTGCCAATACCATTTGCAGCTTTTTGAGCACTGTTATTCGCTTTATCTAGGCTAGTCTCTGTCTGCTTTCCCGATTTTTCGACCTTATCACCAAAATCAGCAGCAGCTTTTGATGCTTTTTCCAAAGCTCTTTCTGCACCGCCAGCATCACCGCTGACAACAACTTTTACTTCTTTTTCAGCCAAATTTATCACCTCCCGTACAGTTCATCTATTATTGCCTGATCATCCTCTGAAAGTGGTTTTGTAAAACGACCATCTTTAAAAATATTTTCAATGCTTAAATTTTTGCTTAGCGACTTACCTGCAGTGTTCGCAATCCACACTGTAACCAATGCAGCAAGCATATTTTCTTGCTGTTGTTTGCGCCATATGTAGCCATGCCATAGATTAACAAATTCTTTGAGTGTTAGCCTGCTCAGTTGATAGTTATTAAGTCCTAGTGCATAAGCCATCCACATGACGCTCTCAAGCCAGTCGCTAAAGCTCGTTACTTCCCCGGCTCTTCGTCCGCTTGCTCATCAGTTTCTTTTTCTTTTAAAATGTTGAGCACATCAACAAACGCAGACTTCTCTTTTGTCACATAGCCAGATAACCCCAGCGCAGCAAACACATATAAACGCAAAGTGGTAATATCATTCTCTTTGGTGTAATCCTCGATCCATTTCTCCACAGTTTGTCTTGATAGTTTGCGATCAAAAACCTTAAGGCCACAATAAGTAGCAGCAACAATCTCCGAAACGGACCAGAAATTCTTTTTCATTAAAAGAAAAACATTATGCTCCGGCAGCATTGCTTCAAGTTCTTCAACAGCTCCCAAGGTAAACTTTATTTTGCGTTCTTCGCCGCCTATCTCTATCTCAACTGTGCTATTCAGCTTGCTTTCTCCCATGCTAAAACCTCCATATATAAAAATAAGGCGAGGAACTATTCCTCGCCTTTCTTACAACTTATTAACCTCTTGGATCAGCCATATCTTCGGTAAATGTTGGTGCACCGCAACCTTTAAGTGTTGCCTTAAGAATAGCCGCGTCATCATATGCCGCTGATTCGGAAAGTTCCGTTATGGTATACCAGTTTCTAATACTTCTGCCATCCTTGGCCCACCGAAGTATATCAACTGCTTCACCGTTTGCGTGAGCATCATAAAGCTCTGCAACAGCCTCATCATTAGGTTTTACAATAAGTTCAATTGAAAGCTCCGTTGCTTTTGTTCCTTGGTCCGCATCACCATAACCGCCTGACGTTTTATCCGTCAAATCAATTTCATCCGCGCTACTCGAAAAGTCTGCGCTTCTCTGGCCGCCCAAGAGTGCCCAAACTGGAGATGCAAAGGTTGCAGTTTCACCAAAGTTCAAAAACGCTAATACATTCTTGCCCAAAAGCTTTGCTTCTGTGGCTGGTTTTAGTGGTCTAACTTTTGCCATTTTATCCCTCCTCGTATATTGTAGGTATTAAATCAAATTTCACTTCTAAAGTAATGAGCGCAAGGCCGGCAGTTTCACGTCCTTGCGCAACACCAAATAATATCTCTTTTACTCTGCTGTCTGTAGCCCATCTATTTATGTTCGGATTAGCCGTAAGTACTGCATCAATATGATCCGCAATAGCGTCAACACCCGTTATGCTTGCAGGATCTAAAACATAAATGCTGTAGGTTGCAGTCGCTTCCCTTTCGCCTTTAGCATCAAGACCAAACTTAATTTTATCGCAAGATATAGTACCGCTGATTTCCTTGCCACGCTTAGCACCAGTAGCAGCGGACTTCCAATCCGCAACCTCAGGTATTTCTTCTTTGAGCAGCTCAAGCAATGCGTCACTAACCTCTTCACGCCTCGACATCATGCGCGGAAAACATTAACGGTAATGCTTCCGCTCACCTCCTCTCCCGTGAAATCTAAGGTAGTGAGATTATTAACCAGACCGTCGAGTTCCTGCCTGTAAAACTTTGCTTTTTGAGCATAAATATCCTTACCGTCACCGCTACCGCCATCATAGCTTGCCATTGCATCAGAACCAATATGATTAACAGCTCTGATATAGCAGGCATAACAAACAGCAATTCTACGAATCGTGTATGTTGGTGGATTAACGAGTTGTTCCGGTTTAATCCTAAACTTGACAACCAGACCATTCACATAATCATTGGCGGTAACAATATCGCTATCTGTGACTTGCAGAATTTCATCTGTAACATCATCAAGGGTTATAAAATCCATCTATTCACCCCTTTCATAAGCTTTGAATAATTTTCCCGACGGCCGCCTCAAACCTTGATTGTATTGCCGGTTCTTCCTTTTCAGCTGCGTTAAACAAAAACGGCTCTGGTTTATTCCCTGGATGATTAACTCTCTTGGTAAAAACAAATTTACCGTTGACTGGGAAACGTAATACCAGCTTATTTCTCGGCTTAATAACATGTGGAGGTCTGCCATTATGCAAACCAATAGCATTGGGAGTTGCGAGTTCCACAACTCCCATAAGCCCATCAAGTGATGACTGAATCCCTTCACGCTCTGTCATGCCTGTGCGACTCTTCCATTCATGCTCACTCAAAGCACGCTCACGAATATCACGCACAGAAATCTTGACAGCCACCTCAAGCTCATCATGTAAACTTTCAGGCAAAGCACCAAGTTTTACGATTAAGTCCTGAAGGCCGCGAGCTTCGATTCTCATTTTTTGTCATCGCCTGTATTGTCAGAACCATTAGGACTTTTATCATCCTTTTCCTTAACTTCCACAAAACCGGCTTTCAAATAAGCTGCTATTTGAGCCTCATGAACAAGCTCAACAATTTTCTTGCCCTTTTTTAATTTCATCAAATTGTCCTCCTATTAAGCCTTAGCATGGGAATAAATTGCCTTAGCCTTATTATTCAAAACAAATGCATCGTAATATACAAGACCTTCAACCAACGCACCGGCAATACCAGGTGGGTCAACATGAATTTTGTATTCAGCGAGTTTAATTGGAGAAGTAGTTGCAACTGGATGCGTAATAATGAATTCTACGTTGGCAGGCAGATAAGAAGCCGGCACAGGGATGATAGGAACGCCATCAACAGCACCAAGCTGACCATTGATAAGAGTAGCCTGAGCCAAATCGCTTGACTTTATAAACGAAGGATCTAATTTGATAGCCTTATAGAAGGTTGGGCTTACATAAGACAAACGACCGAGAAGTGGAATCTTGTTCTCAAGCAAGGCGTTCTGTCCATCTAAGAACTTATCGTAAGCATTGGCAGAAGTAATTGCTGCCGTGGCGTCAGTTCCTGCCCCCGTTACCATAGTAGCAATTCGATAAATATCAATCTCTGGAATAACGACTTCTTTAACCTGCCGAGCAAGAGCCTTTCCAGCATCACGCACCCCTTCTGGTGTATCCATTGCATTCGTTTTATCAATGGTAAAAGTAAAGGATCTCTGTCTGGTCAAAGTAAGGTCCTGAACATTGTCCTGCAATTCACCCGGAGTACCGTAACGGTTTGTTCCTGAAGCAGTGTAATTGTTCATTGGTGCAGTCGGCATGCTGTACACATGTACCGTTCTAACACCTGTAAAATCAAAATCCTTATTTACTGCTTTATCAGTCATAGATAAAAGCGAAAATGCCTCATCAACAACTGAACTATATTTTTCTGCATAATTTATTGCCATAATATCACTCCTATTTTTTTAATTTTCAATATGGGTTTAACCTTTCAATTCACTCATGAAACCATCTGTAAATGCATCTCCAGAACCGCCGCCAGCACCGCCAGAACCACTGCCCCCTTTGGGTTCAACTTTTACTGCCCAAGGATTTTCCTTAAGCCATGCAGCAGCACCCTCTTCAATGCTTATTTCCTTATCACCGGCTTTGTAGACAAGCGCATTATCTTCTTCACCAGTAATATTATCTACTATTAACTTAGCCATCTCTTTTGGGTTAGCTGCATTTCCTTTAGTCAACGCATCAATTGCAAGGCTATGTTTAACAGTGGTCAATCTTTTTGCCCTCTCGGCTTCCTGGGCAGCTGTTGCCTCTTGCAACTTCGCTTCCATGGATTTCATATCTTTTTCCATTTTGCTGAATTTGAGCAGAATCTCATCAGGCTTACCGCCTTTAGCTTTAATGCCATCAAGTGTAGCTTTGACTGTGCCAACCTTTTCTTCTAAATCTTCACCATCTTCCAAACCAAGAGCGGCTAAAACTGTGCTTAGTTTTTGAGTGGTTGTTGTCAATTTATCGGTATTGGCTTTGTTCTCATTACGATGCTTGGCAGCCTCACCATTGACCTTTGCAAGTTCGGTCTTAATAGCAGTAATCAGATCTGCTCCGTTTTCAACTTTCTCAAGCTTTTCATATACTTCTTTTAAATCCATTCTTTATGCCTCCTGTGCATAGGGCCCCTGTCCCTGTTTTTTATATTAAAGGCCTCTCGCCTTAATACCGATTTTCGGCAATAAAAAACCGCTTCCAGAATTAACCGGAAACGGTATTTATTTTTTACTTTCTATTAAATCCTTGACTGAGTTATCATCAAGTCTGCTCTTTGGCTTCATTAGCCCTTGCCAGCCTCTTAGGTTAACTTCCCAACCATCACCGGCTAACCAGTCTTTATTGCCTTGAATACCTAGAACCATTTTGCGTTTATCTTCCGGCAACTGCCTGAGCCAGTCATTTACTGCTGTATTCATATTATCGGCCTGATTATTTAAATCTGCCTCACCTCTATATACTTCGGCAACTCTGCATAAACAATGAGGATGAGCAGGAAGCGGCGGAATTTTGTCTTTAGGATAAACTCCAGCACCGAGATTAAACATATCTGCTTTAGCATACATATCACAGATATCAAATACCGGATGACGGCTACCAATCTTCCACTTGAAACCAATAACATGCTTGTCTTTCAATGCATTAGCAAAAAAACCATCAGCCCATGCCTTGGCAGCTTCTGTTCTTGCAATTCGTTCTGCCACATATCGGGATTTTTCATTTATAGCAACGTAAACCGCATTTTTCAGAGCTTTCTCTGTTCCGGTCGTTGCCGTTTCAAGCAACTGCTTATATGCAGCCGCCAATGCTTGATTTGGTGCTCCATTACGGCTTAATGCCCTGATGCGTTCAGCTGTCTGCCTTGCTAGTCTTAAAGTGTCATAATCATCCGTCATGGCATGCCTGAATGCATTAAGATATTTCGGCAAATCTTGGGTATTAATGACTTTGCTATAATTGTAGCCGTCATATAATGCCCTGGCAGTTTCAATAACACTTTTATTGGCTCTTATTTGAGTTTCCAAAGTATTGATGATTGCATTACGCATTTGAGCATCTGCTCCATGAAGCTTCTGCGACAAAGTCAGTCCTGAACCATCCCAAGGTTTTGACAGTTGTTTTAATATTGCAGTCTTGCCAGCTTCAACCACAAGACCAGCCGAAACACCATAGCCTTCAATTGCGGATGAAACAATCAAGTCATTTATTTGCGGTAGCTTAAATAAATCAGGGCATTCCTTTTTAACTTTCTTTACAGCTGTTTCAATCTTAGTACCCTTTTGGAGTTCTGCAATAAGTCGCTTTGAAGCTTTACTTGCAATGCCTTGCCATTCTTTTGAAAATGAATCAAGAAGCTCCTGAAGCTTTTTATTATTCATCTTCAACTACCAGATCAGGCACATGATTTTTATCATCTACCTGCTGCGCTAATTCCTTTTTATAGGCTTCAACTAGTGCATCAAAATCATCTGCGTCAAGTTCAGACAGATAAGCAGTAAGCACTCGCTTAAATATCTCAACATTGAATTCATCACCAAAATTCAAATCTTTGGCAATAACAGCATTAGCAAGTTCTGCAGCTAAATCGGTGTAAGCAAAGTCAGTAGGATATTTGACCGTATACTCAAGAGAAGCACCAGCAAATAAGCAGAATAGAAAAGACAGCCTTTTTTCGGCTGCTTGCAGAATTCCACTGAAAGTTGAAAGCAATTGATTGGTTCTCTTAAAATCCCATGCCTTAGCTTCGCCGCTCTCAGCAGTTTTAACACCGGTGACATTCACGACATTGGCCATGCGATAACATTCTTGTCTTGATGCTTCAATATCTTTCGATAAAGCCTCTGCCGGACCGTTTGGCGGTGCGATAAACCCAGGCGCATGTTTTGACTCCGGATTAAAACACAAAGCATTATTTACTCCAATATCAAAAGCCTCTGGTTTACTGGATGGATAGGTTATTATTGGAAACGTTTGGCTTGCCAAAATTTCCGTAAGCCATGAGCAAGCATTGAAAATATGATGATTGGTTTTAGCTATAGAGTAAAATTCTGACATTGGAAAGAAATCTCGAGGTTTTGTAACCCTGCTACGCACCGGAATAACCGGCACACATCCTATTTTCCAATCGCCTTTCTCTTTTATATTCCCATCCGTAATCGTTCCGCTTCCTTCACGCAACTCCCAAGAATCCGGTTTCATAATGCGTGTATTGGTTTTCGTTTCGTCTTTTTCATCAGCCTCTGTAAAAGCAAAATAGGTTATTCTTCCGAAACGGTCACCCTTAATATCCACAATACGAGAAGGCTCAACTATATATGCATATGGAAGCGCCTCACGATTATCCGCTAAGTCCGCCAATGTAAGCTCACTTTTGGATAACTGCTCTTTTGTGCTATCTACAACAATATATGCAATTCCGTAAATCTTGGATAATTGGGCAGCATTTTTCATAGTTTCATCCAAGTTTGTTCCGGCAATGTCAACATTATCCATAAACATCTTCCATAAATCACTGGCGGCACCTTTCCATTCGCGAACTGGTGTCTTTTCAAAGATTGGGTCAACATGAGCATCAATGCATGGCTTAAAATAATTAAGGTAATAAGCCATTTTTTTACGTGCGCTATATTTTTCAGGTGATTCTCGCGGATATTGAATCAAATAGCTGCCGTCTTTAAATCCGCCGGTACCTTCATAAGCATTTTCTATCAACTGGTAATATTCAGGGCTATGTTTATTTTTCAATTTTGCACCTCCTATATGTTAGCTTTAAATGCAACCGTCTTGATGTCAGCAGTCATATATTCTGCAATGCCTGTTGTAGCATCCGGACCGTCATCATGCGCATTCTTACCTTCTTTTTGGTACTTAATCATTGCATCATGATATTCAGGCCATCTGTCAGCCCAGTTGCGAGGAAAATAAAGATGCTGCATTATCCATGTTGCGTTAGATAAAATCCTGGCCTTTTTATTCTTATTTTGGTGAAAGGTTCTAATAATAACCTTGTTGCCATGGCCTCGTTTATCCATTTCACGTTGCACGGCTCTTGCAAAACCTCTGCCACCGTTATTGCTTTCAATTTCGCTGTCACGAACATTGTCCTCAATAAGCATTTCAGCTGTAGCAGGTTCTGTTTCTTCCATCGGTGCCTTGGTATATAAAACATTAAGAACATAGCACTCACCGTTATATACTCCGTAATTGATGCTGCACAGATAATCATCGCCTTCATCGGCCGTATCGGTGTAATTACGCACCTCGGTAAATAAAAGATGCCCGGAATCATTCCTGGGCAAATAGTCATAAGTTTTAAGTTCAGTATAAAGTCTGCCTTTGATGTCGATTGGTTCCTGCTGATAGTTGGCAGCAACAATATCGGCTCCCATGGTTCTGCTTTTAATCCTGTAACTTGCATAGCTTAAAATCTCATCACACAACATAGAACCATCGCTTTGCACTGCTTTAAAGTTAACATGCCTGACCGGTACATCAATTTCCTTAAAATGTGCCAATGCTCTGCCTGCTAAGTCATCAGTTGCCCAGCGAGTCATGATGATGATTACTTTGCCGCCTTCTTCCAGACGTGAAAGCATTGTATCTGTGAACCACTTCCAATGCGCTTCTTTCATATCTTCGTTATAGGCTTCTTCATCATTCTTTATCAAGTCATCTATGATCAGTACATCGCAGCCAAAACCTGTTGCAGTACCACCGGGTGAAGTCGCAAGATAATTATAATGGCCGCCAATCAGCCCCCAAAGTTTTGCTGCAGCATTACCACGTTTGATACGAATTGCAGGAAATATCTCGTTGAACACCGGAACATATTCATCTGCTTTTATCTCCTGTATCTGGTCACGCACAGACTTGGCGAATGTAGTTGAAAGAGTTTCATTATATGATCCTGTCATGATCTTAAGTTTTCCATACTTCCCATAAGCCCAAGGAACAAACAATTGTGCTGTGCGGCTCTTATAGTGGCGCGGAGGTGCATTAATAACAAGCACCATGTCATCACCACTTTCATAGAAGGCCTGAAGCTCATCACAAAAGCATTTTAAGAAGGCTCTATCCTCACGGTAGTCTTTAGGTGCTTTCAGTTTGCAATACTCCCAAAACTCACGCCTTGCTAGTTCCAGCTGTGCTTGATATTTTATATACTCATTCACCATTAGCCAACCTCTTCAATTC